CTTCCTCACGGATACTGCCGGGACATGCCGACCAACGGTGCCGCTTGGAAGGGGATAGATTGGAGTGAGTGGTCATGCCGACGCCTTCAGTTTCTCAACACCAGCGTAAAGGGCAGCATACAACTCGGGTTTGACATCGTTGATGTTCGCCAATCCCAATTCGTTCAGCACCCCTTGGATCGTGGCACCCTTGATCGGTCCCAGGGTCTTATATGCTGCCATGATGTACTCGACCAGTCCCTTCTGATCCGTAAATGGTGCGGCACCAGCAGTAGGAGCAGGCGTGACAACCGGAACAGGATCGGCTACCACAGGGGCCGGGGTAGGGGTGGGAACCGGAGCAGCCACCACAGGGGCCGGAGCAGCAACAGGAACGGTTACAGGGGACTCGGCAGCGGGGACAGTTGCCACCACAGTAGCAGCAGGAGTAGGATTAACAACCTTTGCCACTTCAGCTTGAGCGGCCGCAGGAAGTTTCTCCACTAGCATCTTGAGAACTTGAGTGTTAGCGAGGATTGCTTCAGCAATAACGAGGATTTCAGATTTCATTTTTAATTTCCTTAGTAAAAAGAGGATTGATAGGTGCTGCCATTTCCACACGGTTCTCGTTAAAAGCAAGAACGAGTTCCCTGAGAACATACGAGGTGCCGCCATACTTCGCTGCCTTGTTGATAAACATCCTGCGGGTGTCGGGAGACAGCCGAACCGTCACCGCCTGATCCTTCGTTTTCTTCGTTGCCACAAAATTTCTCCTATTTGTTGATGAAGTGTTGCAAATGTTATGCGCTTGTTTTACACTTGTCAATAGCACCTCGCAAAATAATTTTCAGGAAGGATCACCATGACTGCCGTACCACAAGTCTCGACGCTACCTGTGAGTTTCGACCCCTATATCCGCATGGGTTGGCACCTCGTCCCGATCCCCAACGGCACCAAGGGACCAAGGAACTCAGGATGGAACATACGAGAGAACACCATTACCGACCCCAATATGATCCCTGCCGGGTACGGTGTCGGACTGGCCCATGCCTATAGTGGCACGATGGCGCTTGATATTGACGACTACAACGAAGCGCTGATCCAGTTGGCAGCACATGGTATCAATCTGGCGGAGTTGTTTGACGCACCCGATGCGGTGACGATCAACAGTGGCAAGTCAGGACACGGGAAACTGCTCTATGCAATGCCTTTCGGTCTTGCTCTCCCCTCCAAGAAGATCACTGTCCCTGTGGATGGGGTCAATAAGGTCACATACGAACTGCGCTGCGCTGCCTCTAACGGGCTGACTGTACAGGATGTTCTGCCCCCATCGATCCATCCTGAAACGCTTCAACCGTACTCGTGGGGTGGTAAAGGTCACTGGCAGCGCCTCCCCTTGATCCCCGATTCGCTTATGGCGTTATGGCAGTCCATGCTCCATCAGGATACCAAGCGCGTCATCCGCACCGAAGATATCGACGCATCATGGAACGACATCAGGGCGGCACTCAGTCATATCAGTCCCGACTGCTCCCGCGACGAGTGGGTAACCGTGGGTATGGCGCTCCACAGCACCGAACATCCTGATGCCCTTGCCACATGGGACGAGTGGTCGTCCATGTCCCCCATGAAGTACAAGGGACCGAACGACATCAATGCCTGCTGGCGCTCGTTCAAACCAGACCCCGAGGGGATCAAGATCGGCTCACTGTTCCACCTCGCCACCGAGCGCGGATGGAAACGCCCCATGCCTGATGTGCATCACCTCTTCTCACCCATCACGCCACAAAACCCTAATCAGGTGATCGACCTGCTGACCATGCGTCTGCAACCGCCCGAGGTTGATCTGAGCCTGTTCCCCGAGCTTCTGGCTCGTCGGGCGATAGAAGTAGGCACCACACGAGGATGTGATCCGATTGTTCCTCTCATGGCAGGTATTGGTGCAGTCTGTGCGGCTGTTGATGCCCGATCCCGTCTTGAACTGATGCCAGGTTATCAGGTGCCGCCGATCCTCTGGCTGATGACCATTGGTGACCCGTCAGACAAGAAGTCACCCGGTGCGAAGCCCATGCTGTCCATCCTGCAACGCTTGGAACTGGAAGACATTGACCGATTCAAAGCCGAACATCTGATGTGGTCAGCCAAGGAAGCGGCATACGCAGCAGCGAAAAAGAATCTGTTTGAGCACATGGCAAGCGCTGATGCCGCCATTGGTAACACCGCCATGCCAGTGGTCCCCATACTGCCTGACGAGCCAAAAAACACCCGATTGGTTATCAATGACGCCACCAGTCAGAAACTGGTCCATCTGGCACAAGGCAGACCCCGTGGCTTCCTGCTCCATCTTGATGAGATGGGCAACTGGGTCAATCGAATCAACGACCCTCGGTCTGGTGATGATCGCGGGTGCTGGATCGCAGGATATGAGTCAAACCCTTACACGATGGACCGCGTTACCGCTGGCACGATCTCAGCGGAAAACCTCGCCCTGTCTATCTATGGAAATATTCAACCCAAAATCTTCCACCAGCAAGTTGCCAAGATGTCCAGTGATGGTCTGTTGCAACGTTTTATCCCGATCACAATAAGAGGCGATAAAACAGTAAAACCCCAGGTGATCCCTGAGTTCATGACCTGCGAAGAAGAGTACGATCAACTCATTCGCAAACTTTATGCTCTCCCCGGTAAAACTTATCACCTCTCACCTGGTGCATACGAGTTGTTCGATCAGTTCCAAGATTGGTATCTGGCCTTGCGCGACGATGAACGCCTGCTCAAGACCAATGGGGTGTATATGACAGCCCTTGGAAAGATCGAGGGGACTTGTGGGCGACTAGCGCTTGTGTTCCACCTCATCAACAACCCCTATGAGCAAAATGTCACCGCTGCCACCATGCAGTCAGCCATTGAAGTCACCAAGCGCTTATTCATCCCGTCCCTGCGGTACGCCTTCGCCAATGAGGAAAACGCCCTTGAACAATGGATTATTGACCATGTGATCCACCTTGCGGGAGAAAAGCCAACAATCACTCTTTCAGACCTGCGCCGATCAGCAAAACGTCAGATTCCCGAGGGATCAAACCAGCAGCAGGTTGATAATGACTTGAGAGTTGTCATGGATCAACTTGTAGCTGCCAACTGGTTGAGTCTTATGGAGGAACGGCGCAATGGCGCAACGTGGGCCATAAATCCTCATGTCGCCACCCTTTATACGGACTATCGCAAGCGCGTGATCCACGCGAAGCAGGCGGTAAAAGACCGGATGATTGCCACGGTTGAAAGGTGCGGCAGAACCTATTCTCAACCTCGTCATGTCCTTGGATTTGATCCAGATCAAAAAGAGTCCGAGTAAATCGCTCACCCATGTTAAGTTCAAAACGGCATCTTCGGGTGCCGTTTCTTTTTGCGTGAGTGTCGCTGCAAACGACTCCGGCAAATCGCCCACCCATGTTAGGGTTGATCGATGGGTTGCTGATGGTCGGCACCATGCGCGCCGTGCGGTACGCTGGTGAATTTTTCACGCACTCACCCATGTTAGGGTTGAAAAATGGTCCGGGTAGCCCTGTACGGTCGCGGACAAGGGGAGACCGGCACCGATTCAGCAGGGGATGAGAGGCGCTAGGTTAGGCCAAAAAAGAACCCGCCAGGGTTAGCTTACTGGCGGGTTAAGTGCCGCAGGGCGCGGCCATCGGAGGGAACGGTTAGAAGTCTATCAGGCCCGCCAGATGATAGCAATGGCGACCATTGCAAGGGCTAGGATGGCACCCATGATCTAGTCCTCCATCTCGTTAAGATCACCGCACGCGCACCACAAAAGCCGTTGCAAGTTTTGCTCATGGTCGGCCAACTCTTCAGCGTCCCATGCGCCGTAATCGCGCAACTCATTAGAGACCATTTCAGGGGCCAATACGGACAACTGGCCCGCTATCATGGGGTTTTGAGACAAGGCTTTTACGTCGTTATCGCATTGCCCACCATGCGCCGCGCTACGGGCCTGCTCGCGTGTGATTTGTAGCTCGATCCGACCCGATGAGCTAGACCAGTGTAGAAGCTCGCGCCCTTGCAAATCTTCCACTTGTTGCCTTAAATCTTCCAACTCTTGCACCATTTCTTCAACGTGTGCAGGATCATCGGCGGTTTTACGCCACGCCTCAAGCTCTAACGCGGCATCGTGTAGTTCATCGGGCGATACTTCAGCGGGGGCATAGTTGAGGCGCTCGGACAGGGGGGAATTGATAGATAGCATGATTAAATCCTTGTTATGTCAGATTGAAATGAGAAATAATGGCGTTATGGTATTGGTTGGGTGTAACCCATGCACCGTTTATGCGGCACCCCATAGAATCACCAATAAAAACAACGTCATAAAGTTTATCCTTCGATTCATAACTATAAATAGGGGTTGATTCTAGCGGGCCATTGGCGCAGCGCTTGAAATTAAACTGCCCTTTATAGAATCTATCTTCCGATAGTTGCATGGTTAAATCCTTTCAAGAATAAGAAAAACAAACCAAGCGGCGAGGCCGAGCGTTAGAGCATAGGCTAGGAAGTCAAGGGCAAGGGCTTTATAAGGCATGGGGTATTTATTCATCTTCGCCACCATACGCGGACGGTAGCGCCTTGTTACAGTGGCAGCATTGTTCGTCCGGTCCTTCCCATTTGACGTCCGCGCCTGCTGCACGCCAGTTGTTATTCCAGCGTGAGTTCGTGTCGGCCACAATTTGCCGGAAGTTTTGTTTAGCGCACTCAGGGCAAAGTAGCTCCCCGTCCGCCATTACGATATAAACCGGATAACCCCCGGGCCAAGCGTAAGGTTCGCGGATGGCGCGTTTTACTTGGCCGAGAATGTCGCGTGCTAGTCTGTTTGCCATGGTTACACCCCGCAGGCCATAGCATCGGCAAAACGATTGGCTATGGCGTATTCGTGCGCCATGTTTTGCGCCATCTCGCGGGCGCATTCGCGGGCGCATTCGCCAAGGCTCTCGACACCGCCAAGGCACTCGTATTGCCCTGTTTCTAGGTCTGTAACCGTGACAATCAGATACCCCCATTCGCTATTAACCCATCCGCGCAAGTAGTCAAAGTTCGCCTGCACTGCACGAAGGACTTTATTCGGTGCATCGTAGGGCGCAGCATTCCATCCTTCACGTTTTGCGATTCGCATGGCTTCCACCCAGTTGTAGTAAAACTGATACTCATTTCGTCCTGCGCTGTTTAGAGGGCGCTCGCCAGGGGCTTTGTCGCTGTAGCCGTCGCGGTGCGGTTTGCTTGATTTGCGTACTGGTCCGTGACCATCGCACTCTTCCCACGGCGCGTTACTGTATTGATATTGTTCAAAATTAACGCGGTAGGCGCGCCCATTAATCGTGATTGTGTCGCCGTCAAATAGTGTGGACATGATCTAAGCCCCTTTTCCAAGTTCAATGCCACGGATGAACGCGTGCATCTGTTCGTAAAGCTCGCGTTTCGGAATATGTCCGCCGGACAATGGTGTAGTCACGCCGCCGCCATCATTGTGCATGCGGTGCAGGCACACGCCGCCATACGCTTGCGAAATGTGATAGTTGCCGATTTGAGCATGAATGCGGCCATCTTCGCCTTTTTCATATGGCTTCATCGGGCTGTTTGTCAGATAGTTAAGGCGAGCAACTAACGCGTCAAGATGCTTGATTGTGATTCGTTCCATGATCTAGCCCCTTTCAGAAATTGAGTTTGATGAAGCGTTCTAGTTCGTACGGAATTTCATCATCTACTACATACGCAGCGATGCACGCGCCGATGAAATTCCATTTCCATCCATCGTTGCGAAGGTTGAACCCTTCGTGATTGCCAACGACACGCATCGCGCCTCGCTCGGTCGCTGCTTCCACAGCGTAACGACGAATCCAACAATAGTTAAGCTCGCCGCCAAATGTGTCAGTTACTTCAATGTAAAAAATGTGCTTTGTCATAATCGTTTCCCCTTATTAGAGTGAGTTACGAGCTTGCCATGCCTTCACCGTGTCGCGGTGTAACAGGCGAATCCACAATTGAACCTGCGCCAGTGTGACTCCAAGGTATCGCGCCATTCGTGCAGCTTCAAAGAAGCCTTCGTGCGCGGCCAGGTTGTAAAAATGTTTTGCGGTCATGATCTAGCCCCACTAGAGTGATTAGAAAGTTTCTTACTACGGGACCAATGATAGCGGCTGATTAAAGAAAGTCTAATCAGATGTTCTGATGGTTCTGGCTCGATCCATAAGACTTTTTCTTATGGTTGATCCTTTGCCAATAGTACGTAAGCGCTTCGCCTGTGTAGTCTGATGCGGCACGATATTGCAGATCGTGCCAATCTGGATCGTTCATGATCCATTCCACGTCGGCATTGATTGCTTTCTTGTCGAACGATGGCTTATTCACGTAGTGCGTCACTTTGCGGACTGATACAGGCTTTATCCGTTCGATCACTACATGCTCAATCGGAAACAGCGCTTCGATCATGCCAGATCGTAATGCTGCACGGTATGCACCAATTGAACCATTGGCGAATTGTGTGCGTGTTTGATACTTTGCTGCTTCTTCCATGATTGTTGCAAAATTCCATTTCATGATTGTTTCCTTCAATAGTTGTCATGACGCAATTGTATATTGTTGTCAGATTGTTGTCATGTGCCAGATGTTCCTGAGAATGGGGGAAAGGATTTTCCACGTATCGCGATAAACGCAGAGATTCTTTTATAAGAGAATCTATAATATATATCAAAATTGGCATGATACACAGGGAAAGGAACATCTGGCACATGACAAGATTCTGACATTCTTTTACCTCATCGATCAATGATTCTCTTATGGATCGTGTCACTCTGGCACAGTTGGCACATGTTCTCATTCTGACCTGATTGCACCATCGATCAATGATTCTCTTATGGATCGTGTCACCATGGCTTGCCCTGCCCCATGCTGCTGTCATGGTGCGCTGAATCGCGGACGGGGGAGTACCGGGGGTGGGGGAGCGGGAATGGTGGCGCGTGTGTTTCCTTGGGTACAACCACAAGCCAAATTTTTATTTTTTCTAAGAGATTCTTTTATAAGAGATTCTCTTACTCCACTCAAGCAAGTTGTGACAAGTGTCCCTTTTGACTCAATTAAGCATCTTTCAATTCCATCCTTATCGCGTTATGGTACGATTCACTTATGCAAACTAATGAAATCACGGGCGCAGTTATCACAGTTCCTGACTGGCTCATTCCGACGCCAGATGTTCCTATGGATAAGCGCATGGTTACCAGCGTGGCGAAAGAACTCACCAATCAGTTCTATGAGACATTGTTCGAGCACGCAATGGAACGACTCGCTGCTGGTACGCCTTTGCCTGACATCATCAACGAGTACCATACTGCGACGGACATTGCGAAGTTCCGCGCATGGATTTACAAAGACCCGACCAGAAAATCCCGGTATGAATCGGCGCAGGAGTTGTTTGCTGACGCTTTGGTGGATGACATGCTGCGGATTGCCGATGGTGTGGATTCGCTGGAGGATGTGCAGCGGACGGCATTGAGGTTGCAGCATCGCAAATGGATAGCCAGTTGCTTGAACAGACGACGATATGGTGACAGTAAGCAGGTTGAGATCACCGAGAACAAGACGACAAATATCAGGATGATCCTTGAGAAGCGGGAACGACAACTCCTTGGAGAAGTAATAGATGGCGAATTCACAGTTGGGGATGACCGAGGCGCACTCATTGGTTCTGGAGAGGATGCTCAGTAAGGACTTTTACCTCAGTCCGTACAAGTTCGCACTGTGGGCGTACCCGTGGGGTGAGGGGGAGTTGAAGCAGTTCAAGGGTCCGCGAGCATGGCAGAAGGAGGTCATGGGGGAGGTGGAGGCGTACTTGGTCGAGGGGATCGGTATGCAGAAGACCTTGGGGATGTTGCCGGACTTCTTTCGATATGCGATAGCAAGTGGTCGAGGACCGGGAAAGTCGGCACTGGTGGGGATGCTGGCCCACTGGTTCATCTCCACCAGGATCGGTGGCAGCGTATGGGTGGCTGCGAACGGTGCGCCGCAGTTGCAGACTAAGACGTTCCCTGAGATTGCGAAGTGGGTGGCACGAGGGATCAACGCTGACTTCTTTGATGTCAATGCAATGTCGATCCAGCCGAAGAAGTGGTTCAAGGAGTTTATTGAGTCACCGGAAGGACTACAGAAGAGTACGAGGTATTACTACGCCAGTGGGCAACTGTGGTCGGAAGAGAACCCGGATGCGTTCGCAGGAGCGCACAACTTCGATGGTGAGATGGCGATCTTTGATGAGGCGAGTGGTATCCCTGACCCGATCTGGACCGTACAAGAGGGGGTCTTCACCGAGAACATCGTGGATCGGTTTTGGTTTGCATTCAGTAACCCACGGAAACCAGACGGTGCGTTCTTCGAGTGTTTCAACAAGAAGCGGGATTATTGGCGCACGCGGTCGATTGACAGTCGATCAGTAGAGGGTATCAGCCACTCGGCGTTCGACAACATTATCCGGCAGTTTGGTGAGGACTCGGACGAGGCACGGGTGGAGGTCTATGGTCAGTTCCCTCAGACGGGTGCAAGGCAGTTTATGCAGCATGGTCATATCACTGACGCTGTTGAGAGAACCGTGGAGCCTGACCACGGCGCACCTCTGCTGATGGGGGTGGATGTGGCGCGGTTCGGTGAGGATAGATCAGTGATCGCGTTCCGTCGAGGGAGGGACGCTCGGTCTATCCCGTGGCGGGTGTTCCGTAAGCTGGACACGCAGCAGTTGGCACGCGAGGTGGCCGAGGCTGCGGCTGAGTATAACCCGGCGGCGATCTTTGTTGATGGTGGTGGAGTGGGCGGCGGTGTGGTCGATGCGCTCAAGGCAATGCGATTCAAGGTCATTGAGGTACAGGCCGGCAGCAGCCCGGACGACAAGGACAAGTACATTAACAAGCGCGTGGAGTTGTGGGCGCGGCTGAAGGAGTGGATCGAGACAGGGTGCTTGCCAGATGACAAGGACTTGATTTCTGACCTGAGAGCGCCGCAGTACGACTGGCACCCGGTCAGCGGTAAGCTGATGCTGGAGACTAAGGAGGACATGCGTAAGCGTGGTCTGTCATCTCCAGACATGGCCGAGGCGTTGATACAGACATTCGCTCGCCCTGTGGCGAGAAATGATATACTTACATCAAGACGCAGTGGCAGGCGCACGCCTGTCGCACAGGATATTGACTATCCGATGTTTGGGTGATATGTTGCGGTAACTTTCAGAAGGAGCCTGCTATGGGCAATGTTGTCAGTTCGATAATTGGTGGTGGCAAACAGTCCGCCCCTCCCCCGCCCCCTCCGCCACCTGCTCCTACTGTGGATACCGCTGCTGTTACTGGCGCTGCTGCTGAAGAACGTAAGCGCCGTGCTGCTGCTGAAGGCCGCGCCAGTACGATGCTGATGGCAGAGTCTGGTGAGGACGATACCGCCGTAACTGCCAAGAAGAAGTTGCTCGGGGCATGATTACCAACGACGACAAGGCTGCTGATCTTCTCAAACGGGTTGATAAGGCCCGAGGGGATCGGGCAACATGGGAATCTCACTGGACGGAGATTGCCGAGTATGTGATGCCGGCATACTCAGATATGTTCATGTCCCGTGGGGTGATTACTCCCGGCGAGAAGAAGACCGATAAGGTCTTTGATTCGACAGCACAGGCTGCGCTGACGCGGTTCCGGTCAGTGATGGAGTCGATTCTGACACCACGCAACCAGACATGGCACCGCCTCAAGCCGACTGATCCGTACCTGTTGAAGGACCGCGAGACTCAGTTGTGGTTTGAGCAAGCGAACGATCTGGTCTTCCGGTATCGTTATGCCCCCACAGCCAACTACGCCAGCCAGCAGAGCGAGATTTACGCCAGCTTGGGTGCATTTGGTACGGGTTGCCTGTTCGTCGATAAGTTGGCGAAGGGTAGTGGGCTGCGCTATCGGGCGATCTTCTTGGGGGAAGTATTCTTCATTGAGAACCATCAGGGGATCATCGACACGGTGTATCGCTGCTTCAAGATGAGCGCGAGGCAAATCGTCCAGAAGTGGGGCGACAAGGCACCGAAGAAGATTCAGGAATCGGCGGCAACCAAGCCGGATGATGAGTTCGAGATTGTCCATTGCGTGTTCCCCAACGATGAGCGCGAGCCTCACCGCATCGACTATAAGGGGATGGAGTTCTCGTCCATCTACCTGTGTAAGGAAACCAAGGAGATTCTGAGTGAAGGTGGTTATGACACGATGCCGTACATTGTGTCGCGCTACGTCACTCTGCCTGGTGAGAACTATGGTCGCAGTCCTGCAATGGATGTGCTGCCGGCGATCAAGACACTGAACGAAGAGAAGAAGACCGTGCTGAAGCAGGGTCATCGCACCGTTGATCCGGTGCTGCTGGCCTTCGATGATGGTGTTCTGGACTCGTTCAGCCTGAAGCCGGGTGCCGTCAATTACGGTGGCGTGAGTGCAGAAGGTCGTCAGTTGGTCCATGCGCTACCCACGGGAAATCTGGCGATCGCCAAGGACATGATGGATGAAGAACGTCTGGTCATCAATGACGCCTTCCTCATCACCCTGTTCCAGATTCTCGTCGAGACTCCGCAGATGACCGCGACCGAGGTGCTGGAACGCGCTCGGGAGAAGTCTGCACTGCTGGCACCGATCATGGGGCGTCAGCAGAGCGAAGCCCTTGGTCCGATGATTGAGCGTGAGATCGACATTCTGATGGAGCAGCGACTGCTGCCGCCGATCACCGACGCCATGCGCGAAGCGGGTGCTGACTATAAGGTTGAGTATGAATCCCCGTTGAGCCGGATGCAGAAGGCCGAGGCGTCTGCTGGTGGCCTGCGGATGTTCCAGTACGCTGGCGAGATTGCTGCCAATACGCAAGACCCGTCTGCTCTGGACTGGTTCAACGTCGATGAGATGATCCCCGCATTGGCCGATGCACAGGCAATGCCTGCATCGTGGATGCGGAGCAAGAAGGACGTTGAGGCGATCCGTCAGGGCCGTCAGCAGCAGGCCGCTACGCAGCAGTTGATTGATGCGGCTCCTGCGATGGCATCCATGATGAAGCAAGGAGTAGGCGCACCTGTATGACAGAAGAAGTGAAGGAAAAAGCCCGTAGTTATCTGGCACAGCGCAAACGTGCCTACCTCGCCGCGTTTGATGGCGTGCCAGGTGAGGCGGTACTGAAAGACCTTGCGACGTTTTGCAGGGCGAATGAATCCTGCTTTCACCCGGACCCTCGGGTTCATGCGGTGATGGAAGGACGCAGAGAAGTTTGGCTGCGAATCCAAGAGCATCTGAAGCTCACTTCCGAGCAGATGCTTGCTATTTACACTCACTCACGAAAGGTATCCAATGACTGAACCTATTGCCCCCAGCGCTCCCGCTGGACAAGGCGCAACTCCTAGCGCCGAACCTGTACCGATCAGTTCCGCGCCTGCTGCTGGTACTGTACCGCAATCTGCTCCCCCTCCTGCCGCCACGATTGATTGGCTGACGGGCGCACCTGAAGACATTACCGGCTTCGTTCAGAATAAGGGGTGGAAGACCCCTGTGGATGCCATCACTTCGTACAAACAGCTTGAGAAGCACATGGGTACGCCAGCAGATAAACTGCTGCGCCTGCCTGACTTCGACAAGGCTGATCCTACCGAACTTGGTCAGTTTTACACCAAACTTGGTCGCCCTGCTGAACCGAACGGGTATGAGATTCCTGTACCCGAGGGGATGGATACTTCGTTTGCTGAAGCCGCTAAAGCGAAGTTCCATGAGCTCGGCTTGACTGCGAAGCAGGCGAAAGCTTTGGCTGAGTGGAACAACGAGTACGCTTCCACCATGTCGGTGCAACAGCAGGAAGCCTACAAGCAGACCATCGCTGCCGAAAACGAATCCCTCAAGAAGGAATGGGGACAGGCTTACGATCAAGAGATTGGCATGGCGAAGAATGCTGCCAAGGCACTTGGTCTGTCACCTGAGAAGATCGACAAACTGGAACAGTCTCTTGGCTTCGCTGATCTGATGCGGACAATGGCGAACATCGGTAAGCGTATCGGCGAGGACAAGTTTGTGTCGGGCGACAGTGTTGGCGGGAACGGTGTTCTGACCCCCGCTGGCGCACAAGCTCGTATCCAACAACTGCGTGGCGATAAGGATTGGACGGCCAAGTATCTCAGCGGGAATGTGCAAGCCCGTGCTGAGATGGAACGTCTGATGCAGTTTGCCTATCCGTCGTGAGTATTGAACTTGCCCTTGAGTGCGTGAAGCTGGCGATTCCCCTCGTCAGCCCCTCCGTCGAGGACAGATTTGAGGGTATTGCACAACTCTCAAAACGGATGTATAGTCATATCACAACGCTGGCAGAAGGTCTGCCAGATGCGGACAAGCCGAAACGGAAGTACGAGCGTAAGCCCCGCGAAGAAGAGTAGCACCGCAGTAATCAGACCCCTCTTGATGAGGACAAGTCGAGGAATGTAGCCGCCTCAAAGGGCCACAAACTTTTACTTAACTCATCAGGAGACATACCATGTCTGTGAATCTGCCTACCCATTATGTGCAGCAGTACAGCACGAACATCGCCCTGCTGCTCCAGCAGAAGGGTTCCAAACTTCGCAATACCGTAATGACCGGCTCCCACGTTGGCAAGCAAGCCTCACCCGTGGATCAGTTCGGTGCCGTCGAAATGCAGTCGGTCACTGGTCGTTTCAACCCGATGTCCCGCGTAGATGCTGCTACTGATCGTCGTTGGGTGTTCCCGTCTGACTTTGATCTGCCACAACTGATCGACGAGTTTGACAAACTGCGCCTCATCACCGACCCGTCGAGCGCCTATGTTCAGAACGCGGTTCTGGCCGCTGGTCGTCAGTTTGACAAGTTGATCTGCTCGGCTTTCACCGGTACTGCCAAGACTGGCGAAGCCGGTGGTACTTCGACCGCCTTCACCGCTGCCAATGAAGTTGATGTGGCCGTGGGTGGCGCGAACTCGAAACTGAACGTTGCCAAGATCAAGGCTGTCAAGGAACTGATGATGTCTAAGCATATCGACTTCGATATGGAAGAGGCTTACATCGGTATCACTGCTGCTGACCACGCTTCGCTGTTGAACGAGATTCAGGTTATCTCGTCTGACTTCAACGGTGGTATGCCGGTTCTGCAAAACGGCATGGTGACTCAGTTCCTCGGTTTCCGCTTCGTTCATTGCGAACTGATCGAAACCCAACTGGCTGGCACCAACGAAGTCACGCTGCCGGTGTGGGTCAAGTCGGGCATGTACCTTGGCCTGTGGAACGACATCGAGAATTCGGTCAGCAAGCGTAACGATCTGCAAGGCGAACCCTGGCAGCTTTACACGAAGATGACTGCTGGTGCGACTCGTCTGGAAGAGAATCGCGTGTTCGCCATCGAATCGTATCGCGCTTAATCGAAAGGAATTGAATCATGGCTGCTGAAAATCTCAAATCTGGTGTCATCACGAACCGTGATGCCACCCCCGCCGTTCTGACCACTGCAAATCCGGGTCAGGTTCTCCGTTCCTACGGTAAGGTGGAAGCTGCTGGCGGCGACGCCGGTTCGACCTATCGCTTCTGCACCATCCCGTCAAACGCCAAGATGGTTCGCGCCTTCTACTCGTGTGACGATCTTGGTACTGGCGTGACGTTGAACATTGGTCTGTACCAGACTACCGCTAACGGCGGTGCTGTTGCCGATCAGGACTTCTTCGCTTCGGCGTTGGATGTGGCAACTGCTGCTGTCGGCATTACTGAAATCACCTTTGAGCGTGGTGCCACGCTGATTGATGAGCTTGAGAAGCCGTTGTGGGAGCGCCTTGGTCTGACTGCTGACTCGCAACGCGAGTATGACGTTACCGCCGTTTCTGCTTCTGCTGCCGCTACCGGCACAATCGCAGTTTGGGTTGAGTACGTTATCTAACGGCCAGAGGGGGCTTCGGCCCCCTCGTCCTTTCAGGAGAACAACATGGCTGACAAATTCTATTCTCTGGTCAAGGGCGAGAACAACGCCTATCAAGTGACCGAGGGTTCTTCGACTTCTGGTGAAGCCTTTGAGTTGCG